GTAGAGTACGCCCAGGACCCTAAGCGTTGGGCCACTCATGCCATAGCGCTGGCCACTGCAATAGCCTTAAAGCATGCCGGTGACATGCTCGCCACCACCCCGCTGTATAAACCTGAGGAGGCGTTGGTTCCGAGGCATCACGTCGGTAACTCGCTTGCAGCTACCTGGCTATTCGTCAAGTACACCGTCGACTATCTGGAAAAGAAATACTGCACGATTAATGTCAAACTCAGGCTCATCCCACTACTTGCCCACGGCGAGTATAAAGACAAATTTATGCAATATTACATGGCAAATCCTATCTCCTCGTCAGGTCTCCCCTACGGTTATTACAAATGTAGCAAGTATTCTATCATCCAAGTGGGCCAATTCAACGACGGAGCCAATTACACCAACGTTCCAGAACTTGTACTCAGGTTTTGCAACTCTCACCGAATGGCTGCCACAAATGCCCCATTGCTGTACGATCAACTCATGTGTACCACTACACCAGTTGTCGTATGGCCAAAGGAGAACAATTTCCAGGCACAGGTACCTTCGGCTGTTAAGCGCTTCACGTCAGCTGCTCCGTACAGAATCAATATTACTGATAAACCTGCTGAAAGCATTAAGCTCTTCAACGACGAAAACTTCCGTGAATTCGCTGTTGGCACTCTTGACAGAAAGGCTGCAGCATTTACAGCAAGCACTCGAGTTGTTGGAGGAGGTCTCTGTAGTCAATATACTGAACAAGAACACTTTACTCTCTACCAGAAATTTTGGCATACTTACACAAATAAACGCAACCCAGTTCTACCACCGGATCCAGACTTGTCTAACTACCATGGAAAGAAACGTCGCCTCTACGAGAAATGGAAAATGAAAATCGGAATTGCATATGAGCAAGCCGTGTACACCTCCTTTGCTAAAATAGAGGCCCTTCCAGTTGCCACCATTATCAAGAAAGGAATTAGGCTGATCACAATGAATTCGAAGTTGTTCAACGTACTTCACAAGAACTTCTTCCACTGGTTCGAAACCACCCTACTATCGTTCACCGATACTTATGGCAAGTTATACGCCAAAGGTAGTAATTTAGAAGAACGATTCTTAATGATATCTAAATTGTGTCTAGCCTACCAGTACGTCATACCCATCGACCTCAAGAGATTTGATTCGTCTCATCGAAACCAAGCCTACACCGCCTGTATGAAGTTTTATGGCTATCTCGGTCTGGCGTACCGAGTAGTCCAGAACTTAATTTCGGCAAAAACCTATGGCCTTATCGAGCACGACATGCCCTTGAGGAGGAGTGGTGATTTATTCACCGGGTGTGGCAATTGCCTAGTTGTCGGGTCCCTATTACATCAGTTCCCAGGTATTCGTATGTATTGCGATGGTGACGATACCCTGATTTTTACTAACAATCCAGGTATCATCAACGAGATTAAGTACAACCTCGCCACGTACGGATACCAGGTGACTAATGACGACCCTGTAATGCTATACACTCTCGACCACCAAGGTAAAGTCTGTCCCACGCAATACGAATTTGAATTCTGCCACGTTTACTACCGTCCCGACGGATACTGGATCGATCGCAAGCGTCTCTTGAACCGTCTTGGAAATATTGCAACTACGTCTCTCGATGCCGCAGCTAATACCATACTCGGTAAACTCCAAGCTTTATCCAACTTGGAAACAGTGGGTGTCGATTTTGGTTTCCCAGTACGTAGTCTTATCCGCATGACTGATGCCGATGAGCGTACTAATGTTGTACGTGAACTTTATTCCAACACTGAGCACTTACTTATCCAAGATGGCCCTTGTCTAGTCGATCTAACTGACCCAAATACCGGTATGATTGCCCGCATAGTATCCAACATTCGGCTCGAAAATTTGTACCTCCGCTACCTTAATGATAGGTGGTGGCGCCGTAGGATTTTAAGTATTATTAAACGTGAGTTGATCACCTCACGTGAGGCACAAGCACGTTGGGCGCCAGACTATTACACTAAACTAAAGAAATGGGAACGTAGGATTACAGAACTAGGCTTTGATGCCATAGCCCCAGTTATGGACGAAGCCTACAAGAACATGTTCGTAGAGATGTTCGACCTAAACCCAGTTATATACGATGCACCACCGTTTATCCATCCAACGCGCGCTGACGAAAGTCGCAGAACTTTCCGAGGCAACATACCAATCAGAATCCAGCTTAAATCGTCAAACGTCACTTTTGTCCCAAGCAATAACTGCATGGTTTATGAAACAGGAGATCAAGTAGATGAATCTTACATTGCTAGTCACACCATTTCTGAACCCCGTCC